CGGTATCCGCTGTGACCTGATTGCTGTGCAGTTCCTGCGTGACGATACAGCCTTTGGTGAAGGTGCTGCCGATGCGTCAGGGATGTTTGGCTCTGTGGCTGGCGCACCCGCTGCTGGCTTTGCACCAGTGGCTCCAGCTATGCCGGGACTGCCATCGTTCTTAGGCGGTCAGTAATGTAATCGGGGGGAAAGCGGATACTGTTGCGGGGTTGTCCTACGGGGCGCTGAGGATCACAAGCCAACCCTTTCTTGTCACACACTCAGTTTAGTGGCAAAACTAACAGACGCAGCGAGTACCCCCACCTAATTGGTAAATGTAATGAGTAATGACTACTGTTGGGATTTGGAAACCTATCCCAATGTATTCACGATGGCAGTCGAGCATTGTGATGCACCCTTGAAGTGGGCGTTTGAGATAAGCCCGTGGCGCAATGACTCCAAGGCCATCATTGACTTTGTGATGTGGCTCAAAGAGTCCAACGCTAGGATGATCGGGTTTAACAGCCTTGGCTTTGACTACCCCATCCTGCACACTTTGCTCCGCATGGGCAACAGTGATGCTAACACCCTGTACCTCAAGGCGCAGGCCATCATCAATGGGCAAGACGGTGACGAGAGGTGGCTGCACCAGGTTAACCCCAGTGACCGCTATGTGGATCAGATTGACCTGTTCAAGATTCACCACTTCGACAACAAGGCACGGGCTACCAGCCTCAAGGTTCTTGAGTTCAATATGCGCTCTGACAACATTGAGGACTTGCCGTTCAAGATCGGCAGCACCCTGACCCAAGAGCAGTTACCCAAGTTAAAACAGTACAACGCCCACGATGTCGCCCAAACCAAGGCGTTTTACTTTAAGACGCTGGACATGATCCGATTCCGTGAAGAATTGACGCAGAAGTACCAGCGCGATTTTATGAATCACAACGACACCAAGATCGGCAAGGACTACTTCACCATGAAGCTAGAGGATGCCGGAGTGTCATGCTACGACTACGGCCCCAAGGGGCGCACACCTCGGCAAACCAAGCGCCCAGTAATACATCTCAGGGATGCCATTCTGCCTTGGATCAGCTTTCAGCAGCCGGAGTTCACACGGGTACTTAACTGGCTTAAGGATCAATCAATCACTGAAACCAAAGGGGTGTTCAATGACATTACAGCAACTATTGGCAATTTTGAGTTTGTGTTTGGCCTTGGCGGTATACATGGATCGGTTGAGTCCACGGTTGTCGAGTCTACTGCTGATCTTGTCGTTATTGATCTCGACGTATCTAGTTACTATCCCAACCTAGCAATCAGCAACGGGTTTTATCCGCAGCACTTGGGGCGTGAGTTCTGCGCCATCTACCAGCACCTGTACGAGCAGCGCAAGACATACCCTAAGAAGTCGGCTGAGAACGCCATGCTGAAGCTGGCACTGAACGGTGTCTATGGCGACAGCAACAACCAGTTCAGCATCTTCTACGATCCACTGTTCACCATGAGCATCACGCTTAACGGTCAACTGCTGCTATGTGTACTGGCTGAAGGGCTGATGGAGATTGAAGGGCTGACCCTGATCCAGCTAAACACTGACGGCCTGTCTGTGCGAGTACCACGGGCAAACAAGTGGCTGGTGGACACCGCAGCCGCCGCATGGCAGCACAAGACAAAGCTGCAACTAGAAGAAGCCGTGTACAAGGCCATGTTCATTCGTGATGTAAACAACTACTTGGCAGTCTATGAGAACGGCACAGTGAAGCGCAAAGGCGCATACGAGTACGACATGGACTGGAGTCAAAACCACGGTGGGATGGTGGTTGCCAAGGTTGCCGAAAAGGTGCTGGTTGAGGGTGCGCCGATTCGCAAGACCTTGGAGCAGTGGCCTGACATCATGGACTTCATGCTACGCACCAAGGTTCCACGGTCAAGCTACTTAGCCGTTGAGCATGATGGCGTGACTTCGCAGTTGCAGAACATCACCCGCTACTACATCGCCGAGGGTGGTGGACGGCTATTCAAATGGATGCCACCGCTTGCCAAGAAGCCGGGTGAGTGGCGCAAGATTGGCGTTGAGGCGGGTTGGGGTGTCCAGCCGTGCAACGACATACGGGATGCTGGCAAGCTGCCAGTGGACTTTAATTACTACATTCAAGAAATTGAAAAATTAACTCTGGGGTTATCGTAATGTTAGAAAAACAAATTGAAACTGCTGTGTGTGATTACGCCAAGACCAAAGATGTTCTGGCTTACAAGTTCACCAGTCCTGCACGGGCTGCTGTCCCTGATCGTATGTTTATCAACAAAAATGGGACTGTATGGTTCTGCGAGTTTAAGCGCCAAGGGGCAAAGCCCACCGCTGCCCAAGACCGTGAGCATCACCGCCTGCGGGGTCACAAGGTCAGCGTGTTTGTGATTGACAACGTAGATGATGGCAAAGCGATGGTGGATTGGATGGTACGTTCATGCTAAAAGTTCTTGTTGCCTGTGAATACAGTGGTCGGGTGCGTGATGCGTTTATTGGCAAGGGGCATATTGCAATGAGTTGTGATTTACTACCTTCCGATAAACCAGGTTTGCACTACCAAGGCGATGTGTTCGACATCATTGACCAAGGCTGGGATTTGCTGATTGCTCACCCACCTTGCACATATCTCACAAACTCGGGCGTTTGTTGGTTACATAAAGACCCATCCCGCTGGGGTTTGCTGGACGAGGGGGCTGCATTTTTCAAAGCGTTGCTGGAATGCTCAATTCCCCTCAAGTGCATTGAAAATCCGATTCAACATAAATACGCTAAAGAGCGCATTGGTCGAAAACAAAGTCAAATTATTCAGCCTTGGATGTTTGGTCACATGGAGCAAAAAGCCACTTGTTTATGGCTTGACGGCCTGCCTTTGCTTCAGCCTACCAACAATGTCAAAGATGAAATGATGAAATTGCCCAAAAGGGAAAGGGAACGGCTGCACTACCTTTCCCCAAGCCCTGATCGGTGGAAACTCCGCAGTACGACTTACCAAGGTATTGCCGATGCAATGGCTACTCAATGGGGTGCATCATGCTAACCGCAGACTTGCTCCACGGCTACCAACAGAAAGCCGTAAACCACCAATGCTCACGCCCCAACTCGATGTTGTGGCTAGACATGGGTTTGGGTAAAACCATCATTACCCTGACATCAATGGCGCACTTGATCCGCACCCAATACCTGCGTGGCGTGGTCATCGTTGCGCCCATCCGAGTCATCCGACTAGTGTGGCGACAAGAGGCTGCTAAGTGGGAACACACCAAGCACCTCAAGTTCAGCATGGTCACTGGCACGCGGGATCAGCGCACCCGTGCTTTACTGCGCCCTGCTGACATCTACCTCATCAATTACGAGAACCTTGGCTGGCTTGCTGAAACCTTACAGACTTATTTTGTCAAGAAGGACAAGCCGCTGCCGTTCAATGGTGTCGTGTGGGACGAGATCAGCAAGTGCAAAAACTCGGCAACCAACAGAGTCAAGGCAGTCAAGAAAATCTTGGATAAGTTCGACTGGACTACTGGCCTCACGGGTACACCCGCATCCAATGGCTACAAAGACCTGCATGGTCAGTTTTTGGTGGTGGACAAGGGTCAGCGTTTGGGTGTGTCCAAGACAGCGTTTAGGACACGGTTTTACCGCAAGGTCGGCCCATACAAAGAAGTGGCATACGAGGACACCGAGGACACAATCAAAAAGCTAATCGGTGACATCACCTTGGAGATGAGTGCCGAGGACTACAACCCGCTGCCGGACTTGATTGTGAACAACATAGAGATCGAGATGCCCGATGACCTGCGTGCCAAGTACGACAAGATGGAGCGTGAGTTTTTCTTACAGCTTGACAGTGGTAAAGAGGTGGAGATGTTTAACCAGGCATCCCTGACCAACAAATGCCTTCAGTTCAGCAACGGGGCCATGTACCCTGTGGCTGGGATGCCCCTGTGGGAACCGATACACGACTTGAAACTCGATGCGCTTGAGGAGATCATTGACGAGGCCCAAGGGTCGCCAGTGCTGTGCAGCTACGCCTATCGGTCTGACGCTGCACGGATCATGGAGAAGTTCAAACACCTCGATCCGATTAACCTGACCGACTGCAAAAGCGAATCGGCTTTGCTTAACGCCATGCACCGCTGGAAAACAAACGACTGCGCCTTGATGATCGGACACCCTGCAAGCATGGGTCACGGGATTGACGGCTTACAGAAGAACGGTCACATCCTTGTATGGTTTGGGCTTAACTGGAGCCTCGACCTGTACGAGCAAATGAACGCCCGTGTGCGCCGCCAAGGTCAGGGTGTGCCTGTAATCTGCCATCGAATCATGTGCCAAGACACACTAGACCAAGCGCAAGCACTAGCACTAGACGAGAAGGCCACCACGCAGCAGGGGCTACGCAATGCTGTGAAACAATACAGAGAAACGAAAGAGTCGAAATGAGCGTATCAAAACACCCAGCAATAAGAGCATTATTGCGTCAAAATGATGATGGGTTAACTGTCCATGAGATCGCAAACCGTATTGATTTAACACCGGACGCTGTTCGCAGGGCGTTGACCAATATGCCCGATGTTTACATAGACCGCTGGCAATCGCCAGTACACCGAGAACCACCGCAAGCAGTATGGTGTGCAGTAGTGCCACCAGAGAATTGCCCACCACCAAGGAAACAAAAATGAGCGACTTACCTAACTTTGCAGCATGGTCACACGAGAACCTTGCTAAATTTGCTGTCGATTCCTACCGCCTCATGCAGCAGCAGCAAGAGCAAATTGAGCAGTTACAGGGCGATTTTAAAGACGCTATGGTCGAGTTACGCAAACTGACGAGTGCCAGCCTTGTCAATAATCAACGCTGACCCACGGGGTTTGCCGCCATCCACATTCGGGATGCTGATGTGTGTCCAGCGGTCAAATTCTCGGATGATTTGGTCATAGGGTAAACCCGCAGCCATGACTGCACGGACTACTTGGTCTGGAGTCATGCCTGGTACTCGGATGTCAGCAGCGCAACCGTGACGATGTTGGCTGGTGTCTTTGCTGCCCACTGCGTCATTGACCTGCTTGCACCGAAAGGCGCTGTTAATCATTACAGGTTTGCCGCCAATGGCATCTTTGACTTGTTCCAGCAATTGCGCCAAGCGTTGCAAGTTGCTGATTTCTTCCTGTGTCGGCGAGTTGTCAAACTCCCGATGGTCGGTGACAGTCAGTTCTGCAAGGGTAAAGTTGGGCGAAAGGTTCATTTCTTGCTCCGCATTTCCATGATGTTCTCAAGTGTCTTGCCACCAAAGTAGGCAGACATGATTAACATTCCCCACTGCCCAAGCAACTGGACATACGATTCTTTTGCGTCATAGCCAAATGCCGACATAAGGGCAAACAAAAAGTAGCCTACAAAGATGGCAACAAGTGACAAAGGCCGAATGTTTTTGGCGAGCCAAGAATCAGTATTTGCATCCGCAGCCCAGCGTTCGGTAACATTGTTTTGCTCAGTCTTGTAAATCTCAGTTTCGTTTGCCATCTTCGCCAGTTCGCCATTTTGGGCAAGCGTGGCAAGTTCCAATTGGGCTTTGGCCTTGGCCTCCGGGTCAGGAATAAGTTTGTCGATTAACTTACCGCCAACTGCTAACAATCCGTCTAGTGCAAACATTAGAATTTCCCTTTCATTTCAATTACACCCCAAGCCACTAATGAAAATATAGCAGCCGCCACCAGTATGCAAAGCCCCATTGTTACGGCTTCGTCAATCTCTTGCTTGCGGTTTTTTGCCGCTTTAGCGTCAAGTATGTCTTGCACCTTGCGCTTTTGAACGATGTTGTTGCGCTCTTGGACTATCTGAGTCCACAACGCCGACTGGCCTTGGTTGATAAAGTGCCACTTGAGTTCTTCCTCGGCTTTGTTTAGTTCATGCAGTTGCATTACCGTTGACATAGCCTGACTCGTTGCGGAACTATACTTCTTCTTTGGGTCTTTGGTGGCTTCTTTGGCTACTGTGTCCTTGGCATCAAAGAACTTCATCACGTCATTCGTGATGCCTTGGACATCCTTGCCCATTTTTATAGCAGCTTGGATACCTTTTATAGCACCCTGGGCTATGGCAAACGCACTAATGGGGTCGATCATTCTTAGTCTCCAGCACCCACCGACAGACTCTACCGTCCTTATCTAGAAACTCGTTTGCCCCATACTTCTCCTGCGGCAGCACGACACGGCACACCAACACGATTCTTGTCTCGGTGTTGGGCCACGGTATCTGAGCAGAGGCAATCGCATCAATCACTTGTCCACTTTGGTGTCAAGTTTGTCAAAAATCTTGCCAAGCATATCTTTGACTTCTTTAATATCGACTCGGTAATCGTCTTTGTTGACATACGAGTGGGGCATATTCCGCACATCGGCATCAAGGCGCTCAATGGCCTTGGTGATGCTGTTAAGTGTCCACCCGCCAAGAAACGCCGCTAGTCCAAGGGCCGCATTAAAAAATACTTGGTAGTCCATGTCATGCCTTGGGGTATTTTGCTTTGACCGCTAAACACGCAGCAATGTAGGCATCTACTTGCGCTGTGTCACCCTTGACGATGCCGTCAAGGTAATCAGCCATCGGTGGATACTCGGCTGCACGTTTTTGGGCGTAGGTCAATGCTGGTGCTACTGGGCGCAGTGCTTCGGCCTCTGCTTCTGTGATTTGAACGCAACCTTCTGGCAGTCTTACATCAAGGCTTGCAACAGAATAAAACCCATCGTTTTGATCTTTGAAGTAAAACATTATGCAACCTTTACTATTGTGAATGAAGGTGTAATAGAAGAAAAATTACTTCCATCTGTATGTGGACGAACTAGGCTTCCAGCAACCAAGTACCCCGTCCAACTTGCACATTGGGCAAGACTAGCATTACCGCCGTTTGACGCAACTCTGTTTGCCACACTTATAGTGTTTATGCTTGTGCTAAGTTCCGTACTATTAACAGAAATTCCCATGTTGACATTGCCACCACCTGTAATGGTGATTGCATAAACACCAGTGGTGTTTATTGTAAATAAGCCACCAAGCGTTGCGCTATCAGCGTAAGTAATGTCAGTGCCCTGGGACACATTAATTACTGAAAACCTACCAATGCAAGTGTTAGTTGAGCCAAACCCGTTGTATTGAGTCAAACGAATGTAACTTGCGCTAGAAATTACATTGTTTCCACCCGCACCTTGAACCGTAGATGGTGCAGTTGCCCATGTTCCTGCGGTGGCCTCAGTGATGTTTATGAATCCAACAACACGATACGCCACATTTGTGCGTGCAGTGGTCGAATAAAACACGCTATCGGAAGTTGCAGCTACACTGATTGCTGTGGTGCTGATAAGACCTGATTCAGATAAATCCCGACCACCAGCAATATTGACAACCGCCAGTTCAATTGTTCCAGCATTGTTAATTGCCACCACAACAATAGTGCCTTGCACTGCCGATACAGTACCCAAGGTCGCGGTTGCTGGAACTACAATTGACGCAGCCGATGCAAGATTGATTGACGATACAGTCCCGCTTCCCAAGGTCGCAGACCGAAAGTCCAAGGTCGTTGGGTTTAATGTGACTGTGAGTTGGTTGGATGCCACTGTTGCAGTGATTGGCTGGACGGCCTCCTCGAATGGCTTGGTTATTGAACCACCACCCTCAAAAGTCAAAGTCTCAGCGGTAACTGTGCCAGTTGCAGTGATAGTGGCAGCATTGACCGTAGTCGCATTGACTGTGGTGATATTACCAGTGGTTGCAGCCAATGTGGTAAATGCGCCAGTGTTAGGTGTAGTGTTACCAATGGGTGTGGGTGAACTCAGTGCTGTGGCTAACCCAGTGGCATCTAAGGGTGCGTTGATGTTGTCCACGGTGTACAGCAGCACATCAGCGGCTGTATATACGCTGAACTTGTACGAGGATGAACCCAGCCAAATGTTAGCCTGACCCAACGAATTCAAGATGATTGGGTTGGTGTTGGCTGTACCAGCACCCGCATCCGTGTAGGTCGCCAGCGGAGTCGTTGTACCAGCCGAATAGGTGTAAATCTTGCCACCGACTAACGGGTTGCCATCGCTGCCGTAAATTTGCTGCTTGGGTGTGGGGGTAAGTGATGCCATGAGATTAGTCCTCGACTATTGTGTAAATTGACCCGATGGATTAGGTGTTGTCATTCCCGATGCCTCTAATCTTGCAGGAAGCGCGTTTTTGTTTTCACGTTTAGGCGCAAGCGCATTGCCCCCAACTATACCAGCCGTTACACCAGAGGTACGCATTTTAATAATTGCTTTAAGCACCGCATCTTTTTCAGCCGTGGGTAAAGTATTAAGTAAATCTAATGTACTTTGGTTTGTCGCTGTACCAGCACGCAATTTTGCCATTGTCGAAGCACTGACCCGGCCTTCTAAATCACTAATCGCTAGATTTGCAATAGAAGATGCTTTCCCCATAAATGGAACTCTTAGTCGAACACCTTGGTTGTCCACGATGTTTGCTAATTCCGGCACACCCGCTTTGGCTGCTGCACTAATCGCATCTTTTTGTTCTAATTCAGTAGCAATCTTGCTAAGAGTAGGCATTTTGCTGCCCATTTCTTTGAAGATGTCATAGCTACCTTTACCGAAAATTGCTTCCACAGCCTCGGGGTTATTACCCCTTACCAGTTTTACATATTGGTCTGGTGAATCCTTAAACAACCGCATTGCTTCAGCAGCCATTGCTTTTTGGTCAATACCTTGCATACCTTGCGAATAGGTGTTTAGGTACTTACTCCATCCTGTACCACCCGCATTCTCAATTGCACTGTCAATCAATGGTTTAACTTGCGAAAGAACTTTGGCAGTTAATTTGCTACTGGTCTTAGGGTCTGTTGGTCCAAGCAATTGAGCAATCCGTTCATTTATACCTTCTTTACGAAGGGTATACAAATCATGTGCATCAATAACTCCACCGTTTTTCTCAGCAAGTGCGGCTATATCATCCTTGACGGCTTGTAATGTTTTAGTAAGGATAGGGCTGGCACGAGTCCCCGGAGAGTTGATAGTCGAATCAAGCGCCGAAGTAATACCAGTTGTATCAAGAGGTTTTAACCCATGATCTACCAGACTACCAATTTGACGCTCAATAAAGCCTGCCTCATTTCGACGTTGAGAAGCAATCTGACCAAATGTATCCGCAGCTTCTTGCCATTGGTCTGACACAAACCGATTGGCACTTTCAATTCGTCTATCGTTTGCACCGGGAACAGTTGATTCTGAAACCCCGCCACGAGCAGCCTGAGAACGTGCAACCATTAACCGTCTAGCAGCATCATCTGCAACATTTGCACGTTGTAATGCTTCTGTTTCTGGGTGAATGCCAGATACACCGGGTGCAGGAGTGCCAGCCGCACCAGAAGGTAAATTTTCAGGCATACCCTGACGCAAAGCATTTACCATACTTTTCTGGCGCTGCTCGAGTTTGGGTGCTAATTCATTGATTGTCTTATTTGCCTGATTAGCTGCACCCAACTCCGTGCTACGCATACGATCAGTAATCTCATTTAACAACGACTTAGACCGTTCTTGTGCTGCCCGTACTTCGGTAGCGTTGCCACCTTCAGCCATACGAGCCAAAGCGTTAAGTTGATCTAAATATTGATTTTTTAACCGGAGTGAGTTAGCGTCAGTTCCCGCACCCAATTGAAGTAATGATTGCCATGTATTTTTTTGAATACCTGATGTGGCTTGCGCTGGACTCATATCAGCAGGCGCACCAGACAAGGCAGCACGAATGGTGTTAATTTGGTCACCTGCTGCTTGACGAGCTAGATCGGCAGCTTTGACTTTGGTAAGTTGTCCAGTGACTGTATCTACCACCCACCCAAGTCCTTTTGCTAACGCAGGGACAACAACAGGTGCTGCCCCACCTAAAACAGTACCCACACCCGCGCCAATCGCTTGATCGGAAAGTCGATTTGTGCCGGGCTGCATTGCACCAAATATCGTACCTTGCTTTATGCCTTCTACTATTTGCTGACCTTTGGTTATAGCAGTCGAAGGTTGCATCAAGCCGGGTAAAAAACCACCAGCGAAACCCATGTAGTCGCGTGGTTTGCCACCCAATACAGCTTCTGGTTCAGAAGCCTGCATTCCACGCTCTTTCATTGCTTGAATGTTGTTCCACCAATCGGAAAGAGCTTTACTGACAACAGGTGTTTGCCCAGTCTTCTCGTTAATGTAATCGCCTACATTTGCACCAAGCTGGAGTGCGCCCACAAAAGGTGATGCAGCACCAAGAAGCATCCTAGCACCGGGTGTTGCAAGGGCTTGCTCGGTAAGTGTTGCGGACTGACGACCTTTTGGAATGCCAGAACTTGATACTACTGGTGCTGCTGGTGTTTCTAACTTAAACCCCGCAGGTAAATTAAGAGAACCACCAGTCGGTGCTGGCTGCTCTAATGTAAATCCTTCTGGTAAAGCCATAATTTTTCCTTATTTGGCTGCGGGTGCTGCTACCCATGTTTTACCATCATCGGTAGACATAATTCTTTGAGAGCCATTGCTGGCATAGATTGGAGTACCCGCATTACCAGCAGCCGCAGCGGGTTTAGCACCCGGACGCATAGCTGCTCTAGTTTCTGGGCCAGAAGCAAGTGCCGCATTCATTTCTAAGCCCATAACCTTAAAGGCTTCATTAAGTTGACCTGACGACATGGCGGTGTTAATAATCTCCCGTGCATGGTTCTTATCAGACACTGTGGCAACACCCTTCGGATTGATAGCACGAGCATAAACATTAACAAGCGAATTAAGCGATGTTGCCAAGCCAACAACATTAGCATCACCTGTATTTCTAGCCACATAGTTCCCAGCAGCATTAAGCATTGGGTAATCGGTAGGATTGACTGCGGCAACATAGGGTTTTGCCACTTCGATCATTTTATTAGCTTCATTGGCAGCAATCTGCACATTTGCAATTTGAGTACCAGCGGTGCGTTGACCTGCTGTTAATCCTGCGGTTTCCGCTTTATTACCCTTTACATTTGCTGCTGCATCTGCCGCACTTACACCACCAGCCATTGACAACTCAGCAGCACGTCCCAAAATCTTAGATCGAAGAGTGGCAGCTTTTGCCCCCATACCTAAAGGTGGCAAAGTTCCTGTTTGGCGGTATGTCTCAGCAATAAAATCAACAGTGGATGGGGAAATATCACCAGTAGACAATTCAGCAGCAAGCCGATCTTGTGAAACTTTAAGCTGTCCTTGCTGATTAGCCAAAGTTCCTTTTTGGAACGGTGTCATTCCCGCTGCTTGTGCTGGTAAAACCTCTGTTTTAAAAGTTGGGCTATTTGGGTTCTTGTCAATAAAGATTGAACTTCCATCTGCACGCTTTATTTCAAAAGGATCAGGCTTTACAAAATTCAATGCAGCAATACCTTCGGGATGCTGTGTGGCATAGCTGTTAATAATTTGCTTACGCTGTGCAATGTCAGGGGTTGTTTTAAAAATGTTTTCAAGAGCAGTTGTATCAATCCCAGTGGTTTTCATTCCACCCAACACTCGAGTAAGAACCTCATCTGTTGGGTTATCCGCAGCCATAAGCAAGCCAGTGCCAATAGCTTTAGATTGGCTGGCCCGTACATCTTCTTTGGTTTTAGCTAAAGTAGCTTCTAATTGTTGAGTTTCAAATTGATGTTTTTGTGCTGCTGGGATTTGGCTACCTGCACCACCAGCAGCCAAAGCTGCACTGACTTTGTTGTAATCAATTTTTCCAGTAACAGGGTCTACCGATGAACTGTATGCTTGGTTAAGTGCATTTTGTTGTAAGTCGGTACGTTTGGCTGATTCCAATTGGTACTGGGCCAATGCGTTTTGGTTTTCCCCAACTCGCAATTGCTGCATCTTCCCATACTGGGCAAACGGATCAACAGGCGCAGCAAATTGTGCGCCTTGGGCAATAAGTGCATTTAAATCAGCCATTATTTATTCCTTAAAACAGAGGGCCGACACCGCCGCCGCTAGTAGCAGGCTGATTCCGTGATGCCAAATAATCGTTAAAGTTTTTCTGGTTTTGATACGAGCTTGCCGCAGTACTCAGTGCATTGTTTATGCTATTACCCGCACCCAATTGACCCGCTGCTATGGATTGTCCAGCCTGCGTCATCAAGTTGCCAGCGTTTGCACCATAAGTGCCAGCATTTGCCGCAGCACCAGCCGCAGCCGCTTGACCCGATGACATTAAGCTGCCAAGAGGTGCGAGTTGATTAGTTCGATTAGTTTGGTAACGGTTGTACGCATTGCCGTATTCTTGCGAACCCATGTCCTGACCATATCGAGCAGCAGCTTTAAGTGCTGCCCCAGATTGCGTACCACCACGGGCAGCCGCACTACGATCAAGGGCTTGCTGACCTTCAGACAATCGGAAGGCGTAGCCGGGGTCTGCTTGGAAATCAGACATCCCAAAATCTTGAGCATACTTACCATACCCAGCGGCCCCAGCGTTTCCACCTAACCCCAAGAGTTCCATTAATCGGTTTTGACCAATTACACCAGCCTCACGATAAGGCGCAGACATCCGCTGCTGCTCGTCAAACATTTGTTTTTGGAGTGCTGCTGCGCGGTTTGCTGCATCAGCTTGGGTATTAGCAGCATCTCTAGCACCACTTGCTGCCATACCGCCCCCGATAATGGAAGCCCCCGCTGTTATTCCCGTTACTGGATCAGGCATTTTCAAACTCCTCAAAAGCGTAAAATTCGCGTATTTCGCGTGATACTTTTCTCATGTGGTCATACCCACCCAACAAGAACGCAGTGGCAATGTGTATTTCAATTCCAAAATTTCGGATATGAAATGCAAGGTTTCGCAGGCGCTTTTCCTCACTTTTACACATTTCATTGGCATCGTGAAACCCGTTAATTGCAGCCATGATTAGGGGCTGATAATAACTGTATTTTGCCATAAACCAAGGATTTGCGGGAAGTGCAAACATCAACGAGGTAAACACCCGATTCACATGATCGTCTGGTATTTCCACATCCTTGTCAATTAAATCGTCCCACAACTCAACGGCATCAAAAAATCGGTTGATGAAGTCAATGGCATCAGTGTTCCCCAAAAACCAACGGTTCTTGTTTTCTTGGTTGGCTACTTGCCATTCTTGGGACATGACGGGCATCAAATTATTCCAAAAGCAGGTTGTTGTTAGATGCGGCTTGCATAATGACCCAGTTTGAGCCATCGGACACCATTGTCGCCCAGTTTCCCACAACATCCAAGAGAATTCCAGTTCCAGCCGATGTGCTGTCAATTGGCACAACATTACTTGAAGCTGACACTAAAAGCTGTGCTTGCATATTCTTAAATGTAACCTGCCGCCCAGTCCAAGACGATGCCGCTGGCAAGGTAACGGTGCAAGTTGAGCCTGATTTGTTGTTAATTACCCAAGACTCGGTAGCCGCTAAAGTAAAGTCCGCAGTTTTGGTGACAGGGGCTGTTCCAGTTTGGGTTGACCATGTTGGTACAGAATTAACACCGTTTGCGGTAAGCACTTGACCAGCCGAGCCAGCGTGTAATTTTGCCAAAGTAGTTGTGGTATTGGCATACAGTAAGTCGCCTACCGCATAAGAGCCAATTCCCGTGCCACCATTGATTGCAAGGGTTACTCCGCTTCCATTTCCTGTAACCGTGTAAATATTGTAAAAAAACCGATACCACTCCCTCGACATCAAACCCGTTTGCGGATCAATTAACTCAACACGGGGGGCCGTGATTTGAGTAATGTTGGTCGTTGGTGTTGTAGCCATTATGCGTTGGTGGGACTAATCAATATTTCAGCACCCACAATGACCGCCTTGACTGGATCAGTTTGTGATATTTCATAAACACGGTCACGCAGCTTGAGAGTCATGCCCAACTTGCGCCAAAAGACTCGGCGGTAATACTGACCAATCTTGCCCATTTTGCTCAGATGCTCGTTGGACCATGTGTGACCACCGTCGTCAGACCAGCGCAGCATAATCTCAGGATCGCTGCCTTGGCCTGTATTGAGGCCAGTACCCGATTCACAATCGAGTTGGAGGCTGTGTTGTGACGAGCGTCTAAGGTTATTTGTGCCTGTTGGCAATGCTCTCCATGACCGCAGCCACTTTTGGATGCCGCCATTGTCAGCGTACACACTCAAATCAAGGGTGTAAATGTTGCCGTTTTCATAGTCTCCGACTACCGTATTGCCACCAAAGTTACATTGGCAATTGCTGCGGTGACGAGTAAATTGACCAAGGCTAGTGTTCCACCCGGCACGCTCATGCCAAGACTGTGTAGATACATCGTAGACCCAAGTGGCATTACCAGTGGGGAATGTCAGCACATAGAAGGCATGACCCTCTTGCTGATATGTGTAGGCCACAGCATCTGAGATGTTGCCGTACTGTGCGATAGCGTACTCAATGGCATGGGTAGAAACCCTAACACCAGTGTAGCCGTTGGCGCGATAAACGATTCCTTGTCCACGGGCATCCGTGCCAAGCCAGAATAGGGCATTGTCGAGCTTTGCAATAGAGAATGTAGCCACACATCCAATTTCGTTAAAAGCCCCTTGAATCTGCGTTAAAGGAAAGTCAGCCAGCCCAGCGTCATACCAAACCTCAACCGAGTCAGTACCAAATAACCATGCTTCACGGTGGTTAATGTTGACTGCAACCAATCCGTCCGGTGAACCTTCAGCAGACGCAAAGTCGAGAGGGTTAACCGATGTACCGTCAAGTAATTGAGTTACCCATATTTTTTGAGAATTGGGTTCGTTGTAGACAAAGTATCCATCCAAATAGCCTACGGTCACAGCACCTGTAAAGTCAGGGTCGGTGATCTTGGCAAATACGTTGGTGACTTCGTTGTAAATGAATCCGTCAGGGTTGCAGGCTAAGAAAATTTGTGTGCCGTTGTCGGCAATCGACACTTGCCCAGTCCCAGTCACATCACCTAATTTGGTAGGTGTAGCGGTCAATCCGGTGACTTTGTAGAACTCAGTACCACTGACAACATAGAAGTCGCTGCCGTTGGTCTGGTGCGCCCAAAGCGCCCGAATAGGGCCAGTGCCTATGGTTTGCTGGAACTTTAAGCCCGGTGTACGGTTAAAGAACCCCGCAGTCTTGCCCCCATCGGCGGTAGCCTCTGGGAAAAGATTGACAAGTCGGTTATCCGCAGCATTGACACTGCGTGCGACATAAGACGCGCCCAGAATCGGTGTTTGCATTAGTAGTTACCCGCATAGACGTTAAACCGTTGACGAGTTGCCACAAGAGAATAGGGCATGGACATAATATCGTCAGGATTGTTGATGCGTTTCAAATTGCGCTTGCTGGTCATGGCAATTCGAGTCACTTGGGGACTGGGCTCAATACCAAACTCAGGTGCGATCTCCATTGCCAAGTTATATGTAAACGCACGCAGGTAGCCCGGTGGAAACAGAATATCAGTTGTCAGGGTGGCAGGTTGAGATAATTCCTCAATTGAAATAAAGTGCCATTCCAAGTCCCGTGTGGGCTTTGGGTACACCGTCATCGTGATGTTGGGGTACTCCATGTTGATCCACATGACTTGTGGATAAGTGGAAGTGACCGTTTTTACAGCAATACCATCGTACTGCTGCTGATTGATAAATTTAATACCAAAGGACACATTTGTGCCGGGGTCACGATAGTAGGTAGCGTCATCCAACAAAACAGGACGGTTGCCAGTAAAGTCACCACTTGGGCCAAGTGTGCGAGTGATTTGACCCGCAGGCCATGTGTATATCTGGTCTTGGGTGTTGAATACAGACAAGCGTTCTGTATTCCACGAGTCAATCATTTGATTTAACGCAGTCAGTGCATCTTGCGATGTCGCTGCGGATGGCGTTTCACCTTCAGCTAATACACCAAGCAGCCGAAGCGCTCTGTTGATTTGATCGCCAGCGGTGTAGGTAGCCATAGTTAAATCCCTTCGGTTGCAGTCTCAGTTTCTACTTTGCGAACATATTTGCGCTTTGTTCCCAGTGCGTTCACAGGGGCCGCATCTTCGGATTCCGAGGGCGTATCCAGAGTATACCGTGTCCAGCCGTTTGTTTCATCATAAACGGCTTCAAGTTCCATAGTGGCAACTTTAGCACCGTGAATGGGGTGTTTGAGATAAATGTGCATAGGAAAAAGGGGGTTTTTATACCCCCTTTTAGTTTAGCCGATAAGCCAATTTACGCCGTTGCAAAATACTGGAACGACATAAGAACCACCAGCAGCAACAGTAGCACCAATACCAGCGGTATAAGCAGCATTTGAGTTACTAACAGCAGCACGAGTACCAGCAATAGCAGTAGACGCAGTAGGCAAGGTTGCCACTGTGTACAGCTTGAACTGGGCAGAATCAAGAGCAGGATCAGCGTAAGCTACACCTACGGGAGAATTGTTTGCCATGATTATTCCTTTAATGATGCCCCCACCGAAGTGGGGGCGTTGGATTAACCAGCTACGCGATAAAACACATAGGTAGCATCAGCGGTCTTGCGGACACGCCATGCTGCGGATGTCACAGCGTTAACAGCAGCAACACCAACCAAGGTGCAGCCAGTGTTGGCAGTAACAGTAGCAGCATTAGTTGCGCCAGTGTTGATAATCGAAAAGTCAAAGCAGCTATTTACTTTCATGCTAGGAAATGCAGCGTCAAGATCAGTACCGAGGGGTACGGTCAATGCAACAGCAGCGCCAGTGTAAGTAATGATGCCAGTAGCCAATTCAGCAGCAGTCAATGTGGCTGCGGCTGTCTTTGCTGTGGGGGCTACCTGAGTAACCATGTTGATTTCGTTCAGATTGCCGTCACCGAGTTGATAACCGCCTGCGCCATTAGGGAGAGCCATGATAAATTCCTTTAAAGATATTGATACGAAAAACGGGGCCGAAGCCCCATTTTATTAACCCCACATACGGCAAGCCATTTGTGGACGGATAGTGCTGTAACCGTACAAAACGTCAATACGGCAAGGCATACGATCGTTGTTGATGTCGTACTGACGAACAACGCGCAAGCTGATACCGTTATGGACTGCACGGGAAGCCATGTCAACGCCTTGAGGCAACAACAAGTCAGCAGTAGCAAAAGTGATCGCATCTTTGTGGTAGATCAAGTTTTGTGGGTACTGGGTGCTAGCTGTTCCGATAAACACGACTGCTTTGCCAGTAGCAGGCAAAGTGAGCATGGTGGCCAAAGCACTGTTTGCAGAGTACATAGGAGCCACGGTCACAGTAGCAGTTGTAGTGCTTGTCGAAGATGCCAAAACTACAAACTGGAACAACGAACCAGTGGATTCACGGGTTTGTGGGTTGACAGCGTAGCAATCAGCAATCGTAAACACGTCACCAACAGCCAAAAGTTCACCAGAACCAACAGTCAATGTCAGAGTGGAAGAACCTTCAGAAATCACAGCAGCGCCAGTGGTGTTACCAGTAGCAGCGCGAGTTCCGGTGGTGTGTTGCTTGATAGACTGAGACATATTGACTTCATCAAAGCCCAATACGCCAGCGCCCATCATGCCGTTCTTGAATTGACGGCTGATAGTGTCTGTTGGATTAAACAGACCTTTCATGCCTTCAACCAAGCCAGCGTTAGCAGCAGGGTTTACGGTTGCGTAACGTGGAGACATCACAGCAGCGTTTTCGTTCAATTTCTGTTGGGCTTGCAACAAGACCAAAGAAGTCGAAGGAGTAGTGCCGGGAGTACCAACAGAGTTACCAATGGTTTTGTAAGCATTAGCAACGTCAGCATCAATAGAAGATGCCAATTGGCTAATACGAGGCTTCAGAACACGCTCTGCGAAGTCATCCAATTGCATGGTCAATTCAGCAGATGTGAAGTTGACACCGATATGCTTTTGGTTGTTTACAGACAATGTGGTGAACTGTTCGTTGTCGTCTTGCACTTGCAAGGCAGCACCGTCAGTGACCAAAGCACGGTCGGGTAAACGGATACGCAGGGTTGAACCAATTTTCGCACCTTCAACAGCAAAGCTGTCGTCGTACTGGCGGTTTACATTGCGGGTCAAAACAAGGTTGTTCTCGAGAATTTCGAGAGCCTTGCGGGTAATCATGTCGATCGTTAGGATACTGTTTGACATTTTAAAAAGTCCTTAAAAAGTTAGCGGGTTGCCTGTGACTGCCACTTTTTCATCTGTCTTGCCCGGTCAGCTTCAATCCACTGCGAAGTTGTCATGTTCTTAATAGAACGTGGGTCCGTAGTGTCAAGTGCTGGTGATCCAGAGGATCGGGCATTAACTGGCGAAATAGGTGCTGGCGCAGACGTTGATCTTTTCACCGGAGGGTCAGAAGCTAATTTAGCTTCAATCTTTCCGATTTCCTTTGCCTGACCGAGTGGCGACATTTTGGAAATACGGTCTGCTTCTTTGGGGTTAGTCCCAAGCCAATAGGCTAAGTCGGGGCCAACATCCGAAGATTGGATCGTTTCTGCCATCACATTTGTGATTGTCAGCTTGGGGTTATACGCAACTTGTTCAAAGTCCTCGTATTTGCTCCGCGCTTCTTCTTCACGCTCGTGATAACTCTCAAGAACCTGCGATTGCTGCTTGGCGGCTTCTCGTCTAGCAATCAATTCTTCAGCCTTTGAATACGCCAATGCTTCCGCATAGGCTTCGGGGCTTTCAAACTGGTCAACGGTTGCCGTTGGTGCAGCTTTCATCACCTGCGTTTCCGCTTGGCGATTTGCTTGCTCTCGTTCCCATTTACGTTGCTCTCTTGCGAGGCGCTTACCAATTGCAGCATCAAGTTCCTCTTGCGAGAATGTCTTGCTGACTACCTCTGGTGTCTCCGGCGTAACTTCTACAACTTCCGGTGAGGCCGTCTCACTTGGTGTTGGCACGGAGTCAACTTCCGCTAGGTTTTGGACTTCTTCAGTCATTTCAATGAATCCTTCGATTCCCCAGTGAACCTCGCTGGTACGGTTTTTACAAATATATCAGATATTTCGGTTATGCGCTATCTTTAACCCACGATGTTGTTGCTTCATCCCAATGGTATATACCATCGGTGGGCATCGGGGTGGGTGCTTCCCATTGGCAAGATTCTTCATTTATTACCCAGCTTGGGAATGGTTGAGGTGGAATAAATGCGTCACGTTGGCTGTCGTAAACATAACCAACACCAGCGTAATTCTTGCGGATGTTGCCGTTGTAAGAGGTTTGCACCCAAGTGGCATTACCAAATAGACTATTTAAAAAAGCAATACCAGTCGCCTCATCGGGCGCGTCATTGTTATGGACAACGACAACCTGATCTACAACATTTTCAGAATTAAGTTTTGCAAAGTGTGCCATCAGAATGTGATACTCCCTGATCCAGTCCATTGATAGACACGGTAGCCACCAGCAACCGTGATTGTGGGTGAACCTGTGGTTGAGGCTGCTGCTGCAAACGAGTCAGCATATCGAATAATGACAATACCAGAGCCGCCAGTACCACCTGTTCCACTAAAAGCACCACCACCACCACCACCTGTATTAACAGTTCCAGCAGTACCAGCACCACTGTTACTACCAGCACCACCACCACCTGTACCACCAGCACCAGCGGTTGCAGTAAACCCACCACCACCTCCACCGCCGCCATAAGTGACACTACTACCACTTATGCTGTTTGCTGTACCAGCACCGCCTGCGCCCGAAGAAGTATTTATAACAGAATTAGTACCAACTGCACTAGAGCCACCGCCCCCGCCACCAGTTCCTATTGAGTTAGTGGTTTGTGCGCCAGTTGTGCCACCAGCAAAACCTTGCCCCGATGTTCCTGCTGCATTGCTTTGTGTGGAATTTATACCAAGACTATTTCTCCATGCTGCACCACCACCACCAGAACCACCACTAGATGCACTTGCGCCTAATGGAGTTACACCTGATGACGAGGCATATGCACCGCCACCGCCAGCCGTAGATGTAATTGTGCTAAATACGGAATTTGAACCAACAGAACCAACAGCTTCCGAAACACCACCAGCGCCACCACCACCAACTGTGACTGTAAGTGGAGAACCAGAAGCAACTGCAAAACCAGTGGCAGTTTTACGTCCACCAGCGCCACCACCGCCACCACCGCCACCAATACCCCCCCCACCGCCGCCAGC